GGTGATACAACTGGCTTTCGCCAATAGTATGTTGTACCATCCACCCTGGACGTGTTGTAACGTCCTGGCCGATAACCCATTCCCTTTCCGCAAGGAGAGGGGCTAGGTAGTCCAATGAGTGCACCTTTGACGGTGCTCCCATAAACCACTTTAGCAGGCGACCGGCCGGACTGTACGCGGCCCTCGTGACTCTCCGTTTCTTAGAGAGTACTAGGCACTCAGTGCGTTGAAGCCCTTCATTCCACCTCGTCTTGAGGTGACTGTTGGACCCCTTAACAGCTGAGGCGCGTCCCAATCCACTACCCCCATATGGAATCGTCGGTATCAAGGATTGATACTTGGACATCTGTCGATCTAGCCAATAGGCTACTCGCCAGAAGCCCTTACGGTAGAAGTTATTTCTAACCTCCACCGTCGACCCCAATTGGGAGAATCGGCTACACTCCGCCGGATCAAGGAGATAGGGGGGGGTTACATCGTAACCCAAATATGCATCAATACCGCATGCCTCGCGGAACCTTCCGGTTCCAAAGGACTTATCGGCGTTGACGCGTAACCCTAAAACCTCGAGAAGAGCGGAGACTACCGCCATCCACGACGCAGGGACAATGATATCGTCCCCGAAAACGCGGATATCTCGGGACAAGCGTGTCATACTTTGGGAGGTAACGGGGGTTCCGGTCACATAGTGACCGGCCGCCAGAGCCACCATCGTATAAACAATTGACTGTACCGGGAAGGTAACAGCCGAACCCATAGGCCCGAACTTGCGCAACTTCATTGTGAAGCAGCGTGTTTTGGACTTATAAGCTATCCACCTAGACCTGCAGGCGTGCAACCTTTCCAACAAGGATATGTTGGTTCGGAAAGCACGCTCAATTAGCCAGCAGGATAGGCGGTCTGAAGCAGAGCTGAGATCAATGGTGGCATAACTTCCATCGATCGAGCCGGCCTTCGCCATACTGCGGGAAAGGGATTGATCCCTAAAAGAGATGCAATTCCCCAACCACGTAGACGAAATGGCCACTTCAAGCTGGTTTTTAATCAGCTGCTGGATCCATTGATGGCAGATCGGCTCCGCGGCGATAAGCCGTGGGCCTTTCTGTGTCTTTGGAACCGCGATCAGTCTAGCCGGAGGTTCACTCCGGGACAAGGCTGAATAGCTGTCAGTGTTACCACACCCAAGAGTGGGTAGTATGTAACGGTCTGACGGGTACATCTTGTCTAACTTACGCGGCCACGAAAGGTCATCGAATTTGTTTACAAATCGACTCCCTTCCGCGGTCGCGCCCGGACCATGCTTCGGTAGCAAGTCGGCTTCATTACTGAAGTCGCCAAGCTGAGCGGACGACCTATCAAAGATATTCTGACAGATCGCCAGGAGAGAATCAGTTACGATCCCTCCACCGGAACATGCCTCGTCTCGAAGATCTTGGAGGTGGAGCTTTCGCTTACCTCTTTGGTCTCCTTGACCACGGGTTGGGTCGCCCCAACCCTTGTCTCCGAAGAGATCAGGCTGCATGCCTGAATCAACAGAGTAAGGCCTATTCCAAAGATCGTCGCCGTCCCAATCAAGAGACGGCGGACGAATATCGCGCTCGATCGCGATGAACGAATTAAGTTCACCGTGAAGGCTCCTTTCTGAGAACTTGAGTCGGAGTTTCTTTAACCCCAGCCCGAGAGCACGGATGCAATTGATTGCATCAATGCTAGGAGCATCCCGAAGCTTTCCCTCGGTATCGAAAATCTGTAGATACAAGTCCCCTAGAAGTAGAGGAGTTTGTGTCCCCTTCTTCGCTCGCCCTAGGGCTAGCCTTGAAGGAGTGTACAGACCACGATCCAAGCACCGATCAAAGTGCTTG